CCTCTTGCAATATCTGAACCTTGAAAGTTAAAGAAAGGCTCTGCATAATATAAACGGCCTCTGTAATCTGCATCAATGTAAAAGCTAAATTCTTTATGCAGCCATTTCGCTGCGATAGCCATTACTTCTTTTACCTCACGGTTCTTTGAGGCTTGACGTTGATATAGTTTATCGTTTTCTTTTTCATCTTCACCAGTAAATTCTTCATTACTAATAAATGAATCCCACTGTTGCATGATAGCTTTATGAACATCAGCATTAATAAGCCAACGAGTTGATTGTAATTTATCTATTGCTTTAACAAACGGGGCTTCACGATGTTTAATAAATTTAAACTCTTTAGATTTATCCCATGTTTTAATAACACTTCTACCGTTGGCTTGGATTAAACTAGTAATAGGCGCAATTGGTTCTTCGCTAATACAAAGAGTTCTTCCAGCAATAGCCTCCATTTCACCCCATTTATCAGTAGCATGTATAGTAACGGGCTTACGGCTTTTCATATGGCCTACTTGTATTGTTAAATAACCACACATAACAAAGCCTTCGATAACTAAATCACCTACTCGTACATGGTCTCTAAAGTTTACATTAGTGCTATCCCAGCCTTCGATAATATATTTACCGATTGCCATTGAAGCTTGAGTAATTGCTGCTTCACCCTCAGTTTTACTACGCTTAAAACAGCGTTGTATCGTTTTTCTTGCGAATGTTATCATGTCTTCTATTAAGAAGTCAAGCATATCAACACCATCTGTGTCAATCATACGCATTAATTGTAAGTTACGTCTTGGTTTGACACCTAAGTCTTCACCACGAATTTTATTTAGGAGATAGTCCTTCACATCTTCCATTTGTTTCTCTTTTCCAAACTTCTACGCCCCATGTAGGGGCTGGTGGGTTGTTAAGGGTGTGAACATCACATGTTAATGGATCATAATTAGATTTAATTCCGATTAAAATCTCATAGTTTTCGACAGGAAACATTTGTCGAACTTCATTTAATTGTTCAGGTTCACATTGAACCCAAGCAACGTAGTTAGGTATTTCATCATCTAATTTGTAATAGACTTGCATAATCTAATCATGCCTTTCGTTTTAAGGATTGTATATGCTTCCATGTATCTGTCGTCAGCTTGATTAATGACAACTTCTGAGATCCCAGATTGCAAGATAAGTTTAGTACACTCCATACAAGGCGCGAGCGTAGTGTAGAGTGTGGAACCCAATCCGTTGCCGCCAGTACGAGCCAACTTGCAGATAGCATTAGCTTCAGCATGAATAACAGTAGGTAAAGTAACCCCAGTATGAGTATGCTTACACTCATTATCAAAGCCCGAAGGAGTTCCATTCCAACCCATCGAAATAATATTTCCATCTTTAACCAGTACCGCTCCAACTTGAGTGTCAGTGTCATAAGACATTTGACTAACTCGTTTAGCGATGTCCATATAAAGGTCGTCATATTTAGCTTCTTTCTCCGTCATTTAACTTCTCCACTGCCGCAATAGCTTCAGACATAGGTCTGATTTTACGGCCACTTTTTGAATCTGTGTTTTGTATCTTAATTGCCTTTCGGCGAATAGATTTTTTGTAATTCATTTTGAAGCTCCTCAATTTTATTAGCACGCATTAAGGCTTGACTGCGATATTTATTTCGTTCAGTAGTTAACTCTGTAATTGTTTTTCTAGCAATACTTAACTCTTGTTGTACAATACAAAGTTTATTTATAATTTCGCTATCCATTATACTACCTCAAAGTCAATAGCATGTTCATCATAATAAGCTAATCGCGTTGTATCGTGGTTGTACTTAGCGTGTCCAGCGGGGCCAGTTCGACCTGTAAACCGACTTTTAAGCACAACGAAATTAATTGTGTTTCTAATCTCTTCGTCTTCATTAGCCATATCTCTAGCGAATCCGATGATATCAAATGATATTTGTTTGATTGAACCAGAACCTTTGATGTCATCCATGCTAGGAAGTTTGCCTTGCTCGAAGGTCGAACCGCCACCTTGAACCTTGCGTAGGTGACTGATAACTCCAAGCCATATATTGTGCTTCTTTGTAAGCTTAAGAAGATCTGACATAACTTTATCAATGGCCTCATTACCAGTGTAACCTTCTGCGCCTTCTGATACAGCAATTGTAATATGGTCAAGGATAAGGTATTTACAGCCCATAAGAGCCATATATTCAATCTTATCAATAAGAGACTCATCACCAACAGAGCCTTGATGATCGAGTAATACAAGCTGTTCTGTTCCAAATACTGCACGAGATGCTTCCTCCTGTTCTTCAAGAGCCACATCATACTCTTGTAAATTACGTTGCAGTTTCATCTGAATAAACTTTTCAGCTGTATCACCTACAGACTCTTCAAGTGAAATCATACCGATTTTATCTTCTGTTTTATCAAGAAGGTCTAATACAATCTCTTTAATAACAGTTGATTTACCGCTACCAGTACCCGAAGTAAACAAAGTAATTTCACCAAACCGCATACCTTTAGTTTTATCATTAATACCTGTTAAACAAGCAGGATAAGCAACAGATTCAGTAGAACGTCTTGCAAGGTATTGTTCCCATACAGGGTCATGGCCTACTATAATACCAGCAGGGCTAAACGGTTGTGCATCCCATATAACACGCATTACACCTTGATATCCTGCAGCAGTATATAATTCGCAAGGATCTTTAGCTGTTGTTGTAACAACTTTAACTTTATCAATGCCAATAATATTAGCTGCTTCTTTTATAGCTTTCTTTCCTGCTATATCATTGTCAAAGAATAATACTACCTCTTCAAATGATCTTAGAAAGTTGCGATCAACTAAAAGTGATTTTAAATTACTAGCACTAGCAACAGATACAACAGGATAAATACACTTATAGTGATCGAGAGACGCTTGAGCAATTGCCATTGCGTCAAATTCTCCTTCCGTAATGACGATTCGCTTACCGCCAGCTCCAAAGCTTTGACTACCAAAAGTCCTGACATCTTTAAAGTCTCCTACAGTTTTAAATTGTTTAGGTAATGTCCTTACTTTATAAGCAGTTAACTCATTGTCACAGTAGTAAGGATAATTATATGCAACAATATTACGTTCGCTATCGTATGTTGCACGAACACCATAATGTTCAGCAACTGTTTTAGTAATGCCTCGTTCTTGACAACCACGATAATCACCAAGTTGAGATTCAAATAATTCTAAACTTGTAACTTGAGGTGCTGCAACCGCCATTTCCTCTTCCTCTTCATTTACATTGCGTTCATAGTGATTACAGACAAAACAATAACCGTGGCCATCATCGTATATAGCAAAGCCATCTGATGACGGACAAGCAGGGCATTTAGTTTTGCCTATTTCTTTACTCTCCGTATAGTCGCTCTTCTTTGGCATGACGATTATTCCTTTTCTTCTGCCTTGTTTTACTAGACTTAGTTACTTTTTGTCGTCTTTCTTCTTTACCGATAATATAATCTGATAAGAACTCATCATACTCAGAAACGTCAGGTTCATATCTTTTTCCGTCAATTATCTGTTGATTAGGTATCTTATTATACATTGGATTTCGCATTGTATTCCTCTATAAATGATTTAGTGAGCATCCATTTCTCACTGCCAAGTGTTTTATTATAATAAACTTTCTCTCCGTTCTCGTCTAGCTCAGTAAGAACATTAAGAGTTATTTGCCATTTAATTTCTAGGTAATTAAGTGAAGATTTGTCAGGCGCTTCATCCATAATAAGGTAATCAAATGCTTCAGGATTATCTGAAACCTTTTGTGAAGTATCTACGCCTGATGAACCATATGTTTTCCAATTAGATTGTCTTACACGTTTACCTTTACTGTAATTCCAATATGATTTCTTGCCTACATATTTCTTTCCAGTAGACTTTTCAGTAATCATATACACAAAGCCTTCATTTTCATATGGATTAATATCAGTCATATTAGGAATTAACTCCCATTGACCATGCGGCTTTGCATCTGCTCCTGTAGCTTGCCAAGCTTTCTGATCAAAGGCTACGCATACAGTATTACTTTTAGGATTAATCCATACAGTTAAATCGCCTTCCCAGCCTTTCTTTAATTTAAGTTTAGTTCTAAGATTAGATTTACATCTGATTTCACCATGCTCTTCAGTAGTAATGCCGACCCATCCTCCTGAGTCAACATTACTTACCTCTGTTATGATAACATCTTCATAACGTTGATGATCTTGTGTATTGGTAGTCATATTACACCTCAAAGAAGTCAGTTGAATTCCGCAATATATGAATACCATTTGCAGTTTCTAATAACTTCTCCTTCCAATTTACTACGCCATATTTAGCTCTGTAAGCTGCAATAACACGCTTCTTACGTCTACTCATTGGTACACCGTTAAGCATTGCTTCTGCTTTCTTAGGACCAACTTTAGGTAATCCAGGCAAGTTATCTGTTGGATCACCTTTAAGCATTTGAGTCCAATAAAGAAGATCTGCGGTATCAACATCGATTTCATAGAACTCTTCTTTCTTAGGATTAAAGTGCTTTCCTGGAATACAATCAAGATCTTTATCAATATGTACTACGGTAAAGTCTTGGTTAAGACTAGCGCATTCAGTAGCCTTAATACGAACCATATCGTCAGCTTCCATACCATGAGACGGAATAGCTAACTCTTTTTCAATAATTAAATCCATTAATGGCCTAAAGTATTTAGCTTTAGCTGGTGGATCTTTACGATTTGATTTATAATTAGGACAAAGATTATAACGAAAGTTATCTTTGCCAGCACAATAAATAATCTTTTCATCTGCCCATACAGGCTCAATCCAATATTTATTTAATATATTCTGATAGTTATCAAATGCAGCATCAAGGCTCGGCTGATCCCATGAGCATTGATACACACAACTATCTACATCGACAATAGCAATCATTGATATTCACTCCAATAATCATTCCATGCATCATTAAGCATATCTGAAAATTCATTTTCATCTGCAACAAGTGGCATGAGATGTGAGTGTTCACTCATTTCACTAACAAAGTCTTCGAAGCGTTCACAACCACTAACAGTCTCTTCTGCAATGCTCCAAAACTTATCTTCAAGTTCTATAAGATGATTCTTTAATCTACCCATAACGTTTCCTTTCTAATGAACGTCTGCATAACAGTTACCGATAACACCATCGCCATCCATACACTGCACATTAAATTGTTTAGGTGCTTCTCTAAAAGATTCAATACAGATTTCTTTAACTCGTTCTGCATCAACTTCTTTAGCTACCCATGCCATTTCATCATGATAGAAGATAACAGGGTATGCATCTAACTTTTCTTTAGCAATCTTTTCCATTGCATAACCGATAGCTGCTTTACAAGTAATTGCTTCGGCTGATTGTAATAGATAATTAAGTGATTGATGGGCTGAACTTACATAAACTCTACGACCATCAAGCGCTGGAATAAATGCATCACCATAACCATTCTTTGTTTGTTGAAAGATATGATCTAGTTTTGCTTTTACTTTACCTAATCCAGGGATTGCTGATTGATACTTTTGTTTACTGGCATTACCAGCTTTATCATCAGGCTTACCAGTGAGAATAGTGCCAAGCTTACGGCCACCACCGCCGAATAAGTAGGCATAAAGCCAACGCTTAGCATCACCACGGCTACTCCCAAGAATACTTGCGTTATAAGTGTGAATGTCCCCATCCGTTACCTCCTTAGTAAACTTATTATCGCCAATGTAGTGGCATAAAGCTCTCATCTGATTACCAGCTGAGTCAGCACCAACTACTTTATATCCATCTTCACAGATAAATAGACTACGCATTTCTTTACCCCATGCAGCATCTACACTAGGTAAGTTAGTAATTACTTCGTGTCTGGCTCTGAATGTAGGCGTACCGATAACCCACATTCTTCCATGTAGCCTATCTCCCTTAACCTCTTTAAGCCAGCCTTCGAGAATAGACCTTCGCGATCTTGTTGTGTAGTATCTGTCGATATCTCGTCCGACATCTCCGAGTAACTCAAGACTTGTTGTTGTGAGTTTTGGACTCGTTTTAATGAATTCATAGCCAACTTTCTTGTAGTTCCAATCATCTGGTTTCCATCCTATAGTATAAAGATATTCTTTAACTTCTTCCATATTGCCTAACGTAACTTGTGTAGTATAGCTACGTTGAAACTCTTGTTTAGGATCCCAGTCATCTACTTCAGGTTCGTATCCAAGATATTCAGTTAGAAGTCTACGAGTAACAGCAGTAAAGTCTCCTTTCTTAGTATACTTAGCAGTCTTAGGTTGTTTGTCTACCATAATGGTCATCTCAGGTAGTTGAGGATGTATGCGAGATTCAATTGATTTAATCTCGGCTGTCATTTCTTCGTGCAGCTTGTTGGCTGCATCGGTATCAAACAACCAGCCTTTGAGTCTTACTTTGGCTTCGAATATTGCAGCATCATGTTCTGCTCTTAAACCTTTAGATATCAATGGCTTAGTTGTTGATTGTTCTTTAAATTCTTTCATTAAGATTTCGTAGACCTTAGTATTGAGTTCAACATCTCTTACACAATATGTAAGCATCTCCTCAGAGAATTCAGACCAATTATCAAATTCAAACTTGCTATAACCGAGGTGTTCACCCCAACCACCAAGTCCATGTTTGTGTGGTCTCTTGTATTTAAGTACTTGACTCATAATCCAAGTATCGTATATACGTTTATCATAAAGATTAACGCCATATAGCTTAGCTAATATAGCAATATCATAACCAATAATGTTATGACCAATTAATGCTTCTGCATTAGCTAAGAAGCTTAAGCCAAGTTCGATATCATTTGGCTTCCATTTATAAATCTTCTTAGTGTCTACATCTTGTGCTACAATACACCATATTTTTGTTGCATCGATACCATCAGTCTCTATATCGAATACTAGTTTCATTTTCGTCCTTTCCGTTGACACATCTTGGACAACTAAATTCATCTAAAAGGAAGTCTAATGCTCCCTCATAATAGGTTGTGTTACATTTATCACAATGTCTCTCTGCTCTCGATATCCCGAAAAAGCTCTGGGTTACAGACTTGTATCCATTCTCTCGCTTCATTCGATATCCTTTCTCCTTTGCGAAGATATTGGACAGCCAAGTGGTTACAGTTGGGATAGCCACAATACTTATCTCCTATTTTATATTGATTACACTCGCGTCCTTCAGAGTCTTTATTCGTACACTTCGTAATAGACATCACCATTATCCCTTATCTTAGTGTCTTCATAGTCAGCTACAAATCGTCTGTAGAATTCCATATTAGCGCCTGTTAATGCACCCATAACATCATTACAAGTTTGATAATTAAGACCTTTTTCTCGTACAAAATGATGTATCATAACAGCGATAAGATACTGAAGCTCACCTGCTGTAGTAGGTGGTGCATCATCGATTGCACTTTCAATCCACATAAAGTCTGTACGGTTTTCTTTAGTAATATAAGGCATTAGTTTTCCTTTCTAATCAAAGTAATAGGTACAAGCATGAACACAGTCACTTAATAAGTTATATTTTTCTGTGTAAATACTTTCGTAGAAGGGATGAATAAGATCATCTTCATTTGCCCATAAAATAATAATTTTATTTTTCATATGAGCAAACATAAGCTCCATAGAAGTTCCTGTTCCACGACCACTGCTACGGCGAACATCAGCAAGCACTACAGTGCTGTTAGCAATATCTTGCATGTCCATTTTAAAGATACGTCTACACGTTGATTGTATAGGCACACCT